TTTGAATTAGAGACTAAGGTGTCTACGTATGAAACGTACATCTTTGAACTAACAGATAAAGACTGCCCAACACAGTACAAGGATATAGTTAAGAATGAATTATTAAAAACAGATTAAATTATGACAATTTTAGAGAAATTACAGAAGATTCAATTAGAGCTTAAAGCTCCAAAGAACCAAAGAAACAATTTTGGTAAGTACAACTATCGTTCAGCAGAGGACATCTTAGAAGCGATTAAACCATACGAGGAGAAGTACAAAGTAGTATTTAAGATTAACGATAAGTTAGTTCAGTTAGGAGACCACGTTTGCGTAGATTCAGAAGCTAAGATTATTGACATTGAGTCTATAGACAGAGAAAGTTCAGTATCATCTACTGCACAAGCTATTATAGATTTCCAAGCTAAAGGTATGCAGATGCCACAGAGAACAGGAGCTGCCTCATCTTATGCTAAGAAGTATGCTTTAGGTAACTTATTGTTATTAGACGATACTAAAGATAGTGATGCTACTAATAATCATTCTAAGAATACTAAGAGTGCATTAAGCCAAAAGAGTCCTGACTTTGATAAAGTAAAGAAGTACATAAAGGATGGAGGTTCTATGGAAGCAGTAGAAGCAAGATACATTATATCAAAAGAAACTAAACAAGCATTAATTAAGTAATATGAATAATATAGAGTTAAAACCAACAGGTAGAGAAGACCATTACAGATTACTATTTAATGGAGTAGATGTAAGTGGAGAACAAGAGAGAAGTGTGTTTAGGCACATTGTAGAAACTATAGATAACGGAATAGGAGTAGGAATATAAATATTAACAATTAAATTAAAATTAGAATTATGAGTAATCAATTAACAGGAACAATTAAATTAATCGGAGAAAAACAAGTATTTGACTCTGGATTTCAGAAAGTACAATTTGTTATTACAACAAATGATGAGAAGTATCCTCAAGATATTTCGTTTGAAATATTACAAGATAAGGTAGATGACTTTATCAAGTACAACAAAGTAGGAGCATCTGTAGATGTTAGTTTCAACATTAGAGGTAATGAGTACAATGGTAAATACTATAATACTCTTATAGCTTGGAAAGTATTTAAAGCAGGAGCTAATGCACCAGCAACAGATATTGGTGTGCCAACAGAGGAGTTAGCAACTAACGATTTGCCTTTCTAAATTAGATAAGGGGAGGTTTAAAAGCCTCCCTTTTTTTATTAATAAAATAAAACAAAATGAAATGTGCAATATGTAGCAAAAAGACAGAACACTTAGAGTTTCATCATATAATACCTAAATCAAGAGGTGGTAGCGATGATGTTAGTAACTTGATAAGATTATGTTCAGAATGTCACGGTCTTGCTCACGATGTCTCCTTTTCTAATAATAGGGGTGGGTTAATAAAGGAAGCTATAGGTAAGAATCGAAATAAAAATAAAATTGATAGCGAATGGCTATATAAGAATCAAACATTAGTTCAAGATAAAATGATGGATTTATATAATAGAAACGAGGACAAACATATGCTTATTCTACTATTGATGGAAGAAGGTAGGTTTACAGCTTCTCACATTAAGCAATGGGTAGAATGTGGGAAGGTTTCTTTTAAAACGTCTTTTACCTTTTATTAAATATAATTATCAACACATAAACAAAAAATATGACAGAACAAGAATTACAAGAACATAACGACCACATAATGTATATGCAATCTATAGAAGAAGAATGTGCTATAGATATAAATAAAAAGATAGAACATCCACCTGTAGCAATTAGCTTTAAGAACAAAGAGGTAGTTACTAAAGATGGTAGTGTCAAAGAGTTTCCTATACCTATTGGAACTTATGGTAACTTTAGTTTTATACAAGCACCTCCAAAGTCAATGAAGACATTCTTTGTTAGCTTATTAGGTTCAGCCTTTTGTAATCCTGCTGGAGAGTTTACTAAAGGTATGGGTTCTTTTAGAGGTAAAAAACACTTTATACACTTTGATACAGAGCAAGGGGATTGGCATTCACAAAGAGTGTTTAAGAGGGTAGAGTGGATGAATAAAGGATTGAACTTAGATTTCTACCATACATTTGCTTTAAGAAAGATAGGTTATAAGGATAGGATAGATTTTATACAATACTACTTAGATTGTATGAGAGAAGAAGATAAGGAAATAGGTTTAATAGTTATTGATGGTATTGCAGATTTAGTAAGCGATGCTAATAACTTAGAAGAGTCTAATCTAATCGTACAAAAAATAATGGCTTGGTCTACTGTTTATGATTGCCATATCGTAACTGTAATCCATAGTAACTTTGGCTCAGATAAGCCAACAGGACATTTAGGTAGTTTCTTAGAGAAGAAAGCAGAGACTCAGATACAATTAGAAAGAGATGAGAATAAGTTTGGTTGTATAACAGTATCTTGTAAAAGAAGTAGGAATACACCATTTGAGTCTTTTGACTTTATATTGAATGAAAACGGATTACCTAAGATAATTACTCCTGATGAGTTACTTAGTTTTTAATCTGTTTATAACTTTTTAAATAATATTAAACAATAAACATTATATTTATAAAATAAGATATAATTATGAAGAATAAAATTGATTTTCGTCCTCGACTTAGAGGTAAGATATTAAAGGCTTATAAGAACTTAACTAAAGTAGAGAACAGAGTTCTTGTTATAGGCGATTTACACGAACCATTTTGTTTAGATGGTTACTTAGATTTCTGTAAAGAACAGTATGCTATACACAACTGTAACAAGGTTGTTTTTATTGGAGATGTTATTGATAATCATTATTCAAGCTATCACGAATCATCAGCAGATGGTTTAGGTGGTAAGTTTGAGTTAGAACAAGCAGTAGATAAATTAGCTAAATGGTATAAAGCATTTCCTAATGCAGATGTTACTTTAGGTAATCACGATAGAATTATTATCCGTAAAGCACAATCATCTGATATTCCAAGTAAATGGATTAAGGAGTTTTCTGAGGTATTAGAGACTCCTAATTGGAACTTTGTAACAGAGGTTTATTACGATGGTGTTAGGTATGTTCACGGAGATAAAAGTGGTAAAGCGAGAATGGCTGCAAAGAGAGATATGGTATCTACTGTATCTGGTCATTATCATACAGACTTTTATTGTGAATGGATGTTTGGAAAGACAAGAGCTATCTTTGGTATGGCAGTAGGTTGTGGTATAGATAGTAAGTCTTATGCTATGGGATATATGCAAGGAGGTAAGAAGGAAGCTATTGGCTTAGGTATTGTATTAGGTGGTCATACTGCTTTTAATGTAAAGATGGAGTTGTAATGAATTACAATAATGATTTTAAGTACGATTTAAAAGTCGGTCAAGTTAAAGAAGAGGAGTTAGGTAATATACTTAACTCCTCGACTATTGAAGTTAAGTACGATTTGAAGGCTTTAAAAACAGGTAATGTTTATGTAGAATACTTTAGTAGAGGTAAGCAATCAGGTATATCTAAATCTAAAGCAGATTACTATTGCTTTGCATTTGGAGAAACATTACATTTAATAAAGACTTCTGATTTAAAAGATAGGTGCAGAAAATATCTTAATACAGGTAGAGATAGAGTTGGAGGAGATAATAATACATCAAAAGGAATACTATTACCAATAAAAGAATTATTTTAATGACTCATAAGATTATATCCCCTCTATTTGTAACACTACCGAGAAAGACTGTTAAAGATAAGAGGATTGCTTTAAATATGAATACCTATAGGAACTTACATCATAGAATAAGTAATGATGCTAAGAAAGCCTATTCAGAGGCTCTTAGAGAGCAGTTAAGGAACTTATCTATACAAACACCTGTCGAGGTAACTTATAAAGTCTATAAAGCCTCTAAAAGACGCTTAGACAAGATGAATGTGATTAGTGTAGTAAGTAAGTTTTTATTAGACTCAATTACTGATTATGGTTGTTGGGAAGATGATAATGATGATTATGTGAAGACAGAGACTATATTACCTACAGAATTAGATATAGAAAACCCAAGAGTAGAAATAATTATAAAAGAGATTTAATGTTAGAAAAATTAGCAGTTCATCAAGAGTTATGGATTAAGATGTTAGTGAATTTAGGATGTAAGTTAGATGTAGCTGAAGACTTGGTTCAGGATATGTATCTTAGGATGCATAGACTTGTTAAAGATGAGAGCAGGATTATGTACAAAGATGATATTAATAGGTACTTTGTATGGGTTACATTAAGGAATTTGTATTATTCTTATCTAAAAGATAAACGTAACAGTATTTTCTATGAGATATTAGAGAATGATGAGGTTGTTGAGAAGCAGTATGATGTGGAGGAAGATGATGCTTTTGAAAAAATAATGAGTCAAGTACAGGATATAACATCTGATTGGACTGTTTACGATAAGAGGTTATTTGAATTGTATTTTATACAAGGCTTATCTTTACGAGCTATATCTAAAGGAGCTAAGATAGGATTAACCTCTATACATAACTCTATACTAAACCAAAAAGCTATATTAAGAGAAAGTTTATCAGAAGATTTAATAGATTATTTTAACCAAGATTTTGACAAGATATGAAACCAGACAATTATTATTTAGAATTAGAAAAGCAAGGGTACTATGAAACTATAGACAAGAGGTCTAAAGATTACAGAGAGTATAAGGAATGGAATAAGACTAAGGTGTCTAAGGATTATGAAGCACTTAAAGATAATGTTGCTAAGCAATCTGAAGGTATTGGAGATACAGTAGCTAAGATTACTAAAGCTACAGGAGTAGATAAGCTGGTTAAGTTTATAGCAGGAGAGGATTGTGGTTGTGATGATAGACAAGAGAAACTAAATAAGCTATTTACCTACAAGAAGGTTAATTGTATATCAGAAGAAGATTATGTTTACCTTAGTGATTTCTTAGGAGGTAATCCTCGTAAAACCACATCTCAACAAAGAGCGAGGCTAATATCTATTCACAATAACATTTTTAATACTAATCAAAAAAACACAAGTTGTAGACCCTGTATGATAGGAATTGTAAATAAATTGAAAAAGTATTTGGAAGTATATAAATAGTTTTGTAGTTTTGCTTTAAATTAAATACATATATTATGAAGCGAACTAAAGAAGAGAAATTAACCAAGTTTTGGAATCACAGAATCAATCCTATTACAGGATGGTTTGATGACAAGAGAATGCAGAATAAGAAAAAAATTAACAATAAACTACTGATTTATGAAAGTAATATTTGATGCAGATAGTTTAATCTATGCTTCTTGTTTTAAGAAGAAAGATGATATAGAGTTTCCTGAAGACTTATTTGAGACAGATGTTAATGTTGCTTTCAATAAGTTTGAAGTTAGCTTTGAAAGGTTACTTGATTTCTTAGAAGAACAAGTGAATGTTAATGAGGTGGTATTCTGTAATGGCTCTAAAAACAACTTTAGGAAAGATATATCAGCTACCTATAAGTTAAATAGAACGCAGAAGAGACCAGAGATATTACCTCTACTTCACGATATGGTTAAGCTTGAATACAATTCTATTTATGGAGATGGTGTAGAGACAGATGATGTTGTAGCTACATTATGGGCAGAAGAGGTAGAAAAGAATGGTATTGACTCTGTTATTATAATGTCTTTAGACAAAGACTATAAACAATTCCCTTGTTGGTTTTACGACTACAACTATAAGAAAAGAGAGTTGGTTAAAATATCAGAGGAAGAAGCTAATAAAAACTTCTATTCTCAGATGATTGTAGGGGACTCAGCAGACAATATAAAGGTATGTAAAGGCTATGGTAAGGTTTATGCTGAAAAGTTGTTTAAAGACGCTAATAATAAGTATTCATTAATGAATAGAACCTATAGACTTTATAAGGAGGTTTATGGAGATGATGCAAAAGCTATGTTTAATGAAGCTAAATCATTACTAACACTAAAAACAGATTGTTATGAGAACATTAAGCGATGAAGATAAGAATGTTGTTGAATCGTACTTCTCAAATGCAATACTTGAGATTCAAGAAGGGTTACCTAAATACATTTTAGAAGACATTTTAGAATATTACGAAGAACAAGAGTTATACTTGGCTTGTGCTGGTATAAAAAAGGCTTTAGATTGGTATCAAACCAATAGTTTTACTAAAGTATTACTTAAAATAGAAGAAATAAAAGAAAATAATAAATTAAATTAAAACAAAAAAGATGATAGATTACAAGAAAGAAACAGCAGATGAATTAGCAAGAGATTTTGAAGTATTAACAGGTATTGACTTAAATACTAACTCAAGAAAGACTGAAATAATGATTACAAGAACATTATTCTATAAAATTTTAAGAGATGTTAATTATATGAATGATAGAATGATTGCAGAATGGTTTAAATCAAGAGGTGTAAAAAGAAATAGAGCATCTATATTTCAAGCACTACAAAAAATAGGTATTTACTATAAAACATACCCATCATTCAGAGATTTTTATAATGTTTACTTTAATGATAAGGCTGAAGAGTTTTTTACAATAGAACAGACTCAAAAGAGAGCTTTAAAGGAATCTAAACGTAATTTACATATAAACTCATTAAAAATAGGTAAAGATAGCTTAGAATTGCTTATAGACACTATTCCAGAGGATAGAAGAGATGAGATACGTGAACTTATTACTATGAGGGTTAAATCTTGGTCTTGGAAGAGTAAAGATGAATGTCAAATAATAGAAGGGGAGTCTATATTAGAATTACATTAACTTATTAATAAATAAATTATGAGAGGTACACAAACACATTACGAAAATGGCAAAGATTATGACATTATAGATGTTATTAGAGATTATGACTTGAATTTCTGTAGAGGTAATATAATTAAGTATATTGCAAGAGCAGGAAAGAAAAACGATGAACTGCTTGACCTTATTAAGGCACAAGATTATCTCAATAGAGAGATAGAATTATTAAGGGAGGCTAATTAGCTTCCTTTTTTAGTTTAAGTGTTAAAGAAATGTTAAAATTTGTTAAAAAGTATTTCTAATCCAAAAAACTATTGTAGATTTGTCTCATAACAAAATAATATTAATAATTAAAAACAAAACAAAATGATTAATCAAGAAATTAAAAGAGGAGATTACAATGCTTATTATCCAATAAGTGAATTAAAGATGGCAACAGTAAATAGAGACACTGTTATTAAACACGCAGAAAACTTTAAATCAAAATTAAATGATTATGGTTGGATGATGCCTATTGTTGTATCTTCAAAAGGAGATGTTATAGAAGGGCATCACAGAATAGAATCTGCTAAACTTTTAAAACAGAAAACAATACCAGCTTATATAATTGAATGGGTTGATACTGCTAATAAATCAAAACATTTGAACTCAATTATAAGTTTAAACAATGGAAATAAGGCTTGGACTAATGCTGATTACTTGAAAGCATTTGCTAAAGAAAACGAAGAGTACAGTATTGTTTATGAGGCTTATTTAAGACATAATAAAATGTTATCTGTAGGTAATATTATTAATTGTTTTTTTGGTCAATTTAGTGCTTCAAGATTTAAGAAGGGTAACGCTAATATTAAAAATGAAGAATTAGCTTACTATTTACTTGAAAAATTATCTAATTTAGTACTAAAATACACAAAATCTAAGATACAGGCGTTTTCAATTAGAGAGTTGATTGCTATTGCTTACAGTAAAGAAGATGTAGATTATAATGTTATGGATTATATAATATCAGAATATGATGATATGGCTTCAATTAATCACCCTAAACTAACATCTATAACTGAATTTAAAAAGCACATACAAAGCAAGATAACTATGTACAATAATATAAAAAATAATTAAAATATGAATAATGATGTAAGTTTAAAGGAAATAGTGTTCTGTGATTTAACAATAAGTTACAAAAACAAAACCTATGAACTAAATAAATTGGTTTACAAAAATGATGGTAATATGTTTTACAATAAAAAGGTGTTATCTAAACTAAACATTTCAGAGCCAGTTGAGATTGTAAATATAAATATTATATCAAGATTAGGTTTTGAAAATCAATCAAAAGAATTTACAGAAGTAAAGTGTAGTGATGAAGTTAGAAATAAAATAACAGGTGCTTATGAATAAGATATACAACGAAAAGAATATAGATACTATGGATAGAATGGAGTCTAAGTCTATTGATTTAGTTGTTACCTCTCCACCATATAATATAATAAGACCTAATTCAACAGATAGAGGTTATGACTTGTATAAAGATGGTATGAGTAATGAAGAGTATATTGATTGGACTTTACAAATATTTAAAGGATTTAATAAGGTGTTAAAAAAAGATGGAATTGTTCTTTATAATATGAGTTACGGAACAGAGAACACTACTTTAATGAGTTTAGTTGTAGCTGATATTATTAGGAGAAGTAATTTTACTTTAGCAGATATTATCGTGTGGAAGAAAAACTCCGCTACACCTAACAATGTATCTCATAACAAAATGACAAGAATAGTTGAGTATGTTTATGTATTTTGTAGGAAAGATGAGTTTCACACTTTTAACTGTAATAAAAAAGAGTTAAGTAAAAGGGAAACAGGTCAATCTATTTATGAAAATGTATTTAATTTTATAACTGCTAAAAACAATGATGCCTCTACTGATTTAAACAAAGCTACTTTTAGTACTGAGTTTGTTAGAAAATTAATATCTACTTACGCAAAAGACAATAGTTTAATTTACGACCCATTTATGGGAACTGGAACTACTGCTGTTGCTTGTGTAATTGATGGTCATAGTTATTTGGGTAGCGAGATAAGTAAAGAGCAATGTGATTACGCTGAAAAAAGAATAAAACCATTTACATCACAATTAACAATGTTTTAAATAATTATAACAATGAAAGAAATAATAGAAACACTACAAAAGATTGATACAGATTTTTACAATGGTGGTATTACATTCGGTCAAAAGTATGACCTTATAAATGCTATTGAAGAAGTATTAAGAAACCAAGAATTTATTAAATAGAAGTTATGACAGAAGAACTAAAGAATAGGATATTATCAATAAGACCAGAATACTCAAGTAACAGTAATTCTATGCACCCACTTCCTGATGAGA